CGTATGCATCAAGCAAAACTCCAGCAACGGCAGATGCTCCGCTGCTTTGGTTGTTTACACGCACTCGTGTTGCGCCGTTTTGAGTAGTCGTTACATCCAGCTTTGCCGTAGGCGAACTCGTCCCAATACCCAGACCTGTGCTGGTCAGGCGCATTTGTTCGGAAGAGTTAATCTGCCACGCTTGGTAGCCTGCAGAGCCAACATTGCTGATGAGCGCAGGAGCGCCAATGTAGCCACCTGTAATTTGTGCGTAGTTGGTTGATGCGGCGTAAAACGTCATCTGCGCCGAGGTGCCGTCACCAGAACCGTTGTTGCTCAATCGCAGAAGTTCACGAAGACCGCCGCTTGCACTCGTAGTGATTCCTTGAATCGTCCCATCAAACGTCAGCGCAGACCCAGTGGTCAGGACTTTGGAGCCGTTGAGGTAAACCACGCCGTTTACGCTACCGCTAGGCAGTGCCAGTGAGGAAGGATTAGTACCCAGCTCTACAACGTTACCACCAGAGTCTTTAGTGTATACACGCTTATCAGCAGTGTTAACAGCTAATTCAGCACCACTGGTAGAGTTAGTTAAGTCAGCAGCCAAAGGCACAGAACTAGCTGTGTTACTGCGTTTAGTTAAAATAGTTGCCATTGTTTTACCTTTGAATTAGTAAGTTCCACCGGAAATTGTAGACACATAACCTGCTGCCTGAGCCGCAGATGCTGCTGCCGCTGTAGCTGAGGATGCACTTGAGGATGCAGAAGAAGATGCAGCAGAAGCCGAAGAAGCTGCATTACTCGCTGACGTAGCAGCAGCCGAAGCCTGCGAAGAAGCAGAGGTAGCAGAACTAGCAGCATTGGTTGCACTGGTACCAGCACTTGAGGCACTACCACTTGCTGAAGATGCGCTAGAGGCTGCATTGGTAGCCGAGGTAGCTGCTGCCGAAGCACTAGCCGAAGCGTTAGAAGCCTGAGTAGTAGCACTTGTTGCACTTGTAGCCGCTGCTGAGGCACTGCTAGCCGCATCGGAAGCACTAGAGGCTGCGTTACTAGCCTGTGTGGAAGCACTAGAGGCACTGCTAGAGGCAGCAGAGGCACTAGCAGCAGCGTTAGAGGCCGAGGTAGCAGCATTAGAGGCATAACCACTAGCTGTGCTCACATGGCCTGCTGCTGTACTTGCAGAAGCTGCTGATGCTGTTGCACTAGAAGATGAGCTGGTAGCACTGTTAGCAGCAGCCGTAGCAGACGATGCAGCGTTGGTAGCAGAACCAGAGGCATCACTAGCACTGGAGGCTGCTGAGGTAGCTGAAGAAGCTGCCTGTGTTGCCTTTGTAGTTGCTGTTGCAGCTGAGGTAGAGGCACTAGAAGCTGACGTAGAAGCAGCAGACGCAGACGATGCAGCGTTAGTTGCAGAAGTAGAGGCAGAGGAGGCACTAGAAGCTGCTGAGGTAGCGGAAGCACTAGCACCAGAGGCACTAGAAGCTGCCGCAGCCGCAGAAGTAGCAGCTTCGTTAGCTTTGGCTACCGCTAAGAGGACTTCGCTGGTAGAGTCTCCAACAGCATCCCCTGCACCTCCGGGGCCACGGTAAATCGACATATTATTTATCCTTTAGGAAACTGAGCAGCTGTGGCAGCATCAGGACTAACGTAGCCTTGTGAGTACCAGTCCTGTAACGGAGTAGCCACATCACGGGGCATATCAGGCATATAGCCTGTGTAGTAGTTCTGAATCTGTTGGAAGTATTCAGGGTTATACTGAGGCGTTGTGCTAGCAGGCCTGTATGCAGGAGATGCTATCTGTTGCTGTGTTGGCTGGTTGTTAAAGAGATTTGGAGCAATGTTTGCCACAGCATTAAACATTGTTAGTTTGGAAAGTGTGTCCAACATACTATTTTGATCTGTTAACGATTTGAAAACAGAGTCAAACGAATTAGATGTGGCACTTTGCTGTGCGCTCATTTGTTGCTCTAAATCAGAGAACATTCCCGAAGTATTCGTTTGCATATCAGACATAGTTTGACGTAATGCTTCGTCACTAGTCATGCCTAATTGCTGATATTGTTCCAATAACGTTTGAAACTGCTCACCTTGGGTACTTATTTGAGAAGATACATTCGTTTGCATATCAGACATCGCTTGGTTAAGCGCTTCCTGCTGCGAGAATCCCAAGTCTTCATATTGCTTTGAAAGCAAGTCTAATTGACTTTGTTGTCCTCCTATCTGCGAAGATAAGTTGTTATACAATGAAGGATCATTTACAGAAGCTAAACTATTCGCAAGTTGTTCTTGTGTAACATAAGGGTTTGAAGCTACTTGTTGGGCTGCTGTTGCAGACGATAAAGTGTCTAATCCCGAAGCAACAAGATTCTGTTCAATAGCAGGGATATTAGCACCTATCTGTTGCTGTAACTGCAAAGCATCGGCGGCAGCAAAAGAAGCATCACTACCTGTCTGTGAAAACAAACCAGTGTTAGAGGAAAGATTGTCTAACTGCTTAACCATCATCTCAGGGGCTACGTTATTAGTAACCATTGAAGCAGTCAAAGCAGCAGCAGGATCTGAAGCGTATTGGCCCAACACCTGAGCAATCTGGCTTTCCCCTAAACCTTGAGCAGCTAACTGCTTAGCGTCAGAAGCTAAGAAACCACTATCTGTGGGGGGCAAAGCGTAGGAAGCAGCACCTGAAGCAGCTCCAGACAAAGCTCCCTGAACGACATCACCACCTGTTAAAGCAGCCATGCCAGCTCCGGTAGCAGCGCTTCCTGCCATGTTGCCTAATAGGCCTCCTCCAGCCGCTTCGGAAACAGCACCTGTTAAAGGGCTTGCTTCACCGCCAATGTATGAGATAGCAGCAGCCTTAGCTGCGTCTTCAATACTATTACCTTGGGCTAGTTGCAAAGCTGCAACACCAGCAGGGCCACCAAAAGTCATAGCGGCTGCGTTGGCAGCAAAGTTTAAAAGTTTATTATCACCAAGAATGTTGGCAAGATCGTTACTCGAAGCACCTGTTGTGTAAAAGTAAGGAGTACCGTCAGGGGCAAATTGAACACGAAAACCTGTGTTGCCGGAGCCTGCAAAAGTACCACCCCAGGCGTTACCAGTTTGTCGTTCACCGTATGTACTTGGAACAACTTGACCTGTTTCTTTGTTACCGAATGATTCACCTGTTTGATGAACAAGCTGCCCGTTAACAGTTTTTATTTCCTCTTGTGAAATAGGGACAAGAACTTGACCGTACTCGGGATCAGACACGTATTTTCCATAGGCAGCTGGCTTAATCTGTTGCGTCTCAGCTTCGGACAAATATCTAGTAGGATAATAAGGATTACCGTTTTCGTCAAAACCTTGTTGTGTCGAAGAAGCTGTGTAGAAACCGTGACCCTGATTTTCATAAACCTTTTGACCATTGAGCGACCACTCTATTGTCTTTACTGGCTCATATGTGGGCACTTTTCCAAACTGCTTAATATCGGTAATACCAATACCACTCAGAATCTCCGCCATGCCTTGAGCGTTAGCATCAGCAGAACCAAAGCCTTCGCCTGACCACTTAGATGTTGTTCCTTGGCCCAGAATTTGATCCACCAATGGCTTTAGTTTCGCTTGCTGAGCTGCTGCGGCTGCTTGCGCTTCAGCTTGTTTTGCTGCTATTCTTGCTCTAATTTCTGGTGACATAACTGCTGGCATAACTTTTCCTTAAGCTTTCCTAATTAACTCTAACGTATTGATACAGGCCATTGTCGATCCCAATTCAGACTTAACGTGAATCTGATCGCCTTCTTCAAGCACCACATAAGCACCGTCATTAAACTTCAAGAACTGAGAAGGACTCAGCACATAACCACTAACAATAGCAATTTCAATATCAGCACTCTTATCATACCACCAAGCACTAACTGCTTTGTTATTGCCTGTGTTGTTAACAATGTAACACAGATTCCACTTGGCATAGTACCCCGCAGGAACAGTATAGCAAGTGGTTTTAGTGTCAGCTACTAAGTTGTGTCCTATAGATACTTCACGCATAGTTATTAATCTTCTTGTGTGTCAGTTTTGACCTTTGCAGGCTTGACTGTGGGTTTCTTAATCTCAGGGTCTTCGACAACCTCGGAATACTCTGGGTGCGAACGCATCGTCTTAATGTCATGGGCGTTTACAAACTCAAAGATATTACCGGATTGATTACATTTAAACTTAACCATCTATTGTTCCTCAATTGTTGGAGTAGATACACAGAAGCCCCCTCAGAAGCTCTGAAGGGGCAACTATTTACCTACTCTTAGGCTGGCACGGCCAGAGCCACAGCGGAATTATCACGCAGCTCGTCAGCACCGAACAAGACGTCAGCAGTAAACAGAGTACCGAGGTATTCTTGTTTGTACTGGGTCTGAGTACGCACACCCATTTGCTCGACCAGAACAGCGAAGTCCTTATGAGCCAACAAGCAGATACGATCACCGTCGGTAGCAGCGTCAGCGTTGGTGGTCACGAACACGGGGATGCCGTACACGTTACCAACTTCACCGTTACGGATAGTGTTGCCGCTACCGGTCTCACCCACGAAGGCTTGCTCGGTGAAGCGAGCGATACCCATCAGAGTGTTACGAGTGCTAGGAGGAACGATCAGGAATCGGCCATCCATAGGAACATCGCTGTCGTCCAGACGCTGGATCGAACGGCGGATAGCTGCATCGGTCAAAGCACCAGCAGTACCGGTGTAGGCGGTAGAACCGTCAGCACCAGAGTAAGCACCAGTGTAAGCAGCAGTGCCGTCACCGCCGTTAGCCTTACGACCCAACTGCACCAGCACCGAGTCAACCTTCTTAGCCAGAGCGTAGCCAGCGTCATCAGTGTAGAACTGACGCAGCGAAGCCAGAGCTTGAGCTTCAACGATGTCTTCGATCAGACGCGAGTATTCCCAGTGTTGGTTGATGCTCACGGTCTTCTCAGACTCGGTAGCAGCAATCAGAGTCACTTGAGTCGAAGCAGCCTTAGCAGAGGCATCGCCACGGGTAGGAGCTGGAATGTGAACGGTGTCACCTTTCTTGCCCTTGAAGTTCATCTTCTTAACGAGGTTAGCAGCAACCAAGTTCTTCTTGTAAGCTGCAATGATTTCGTCAGACCACACTTCAGGAATGAAGGTTGCAGAAGTGGTGGTAGTGACGTGATTAGTACCTAAAGCCATTTATAAATCTCCTAGATTTGTTTATTGAAAAATTATTTTACTCGCCCCTCAGCGTATGCTGCCATGATTTCAGGTTGCAGGGCATCATAACGAGAAGGATCTGTCATACGTAGCCGGATAAGGTCGGCACGGCGATATACTTTCTTAGAGGACTCACCAGTTCCACCAACATCTACAGCCGCTGCACGAAGATTACTCTTCAACGTCTGCTTACCAACTTCTTGTGTTTGGCTTGTCTTAGCTGTTCGGATCTGTTTAAAAGTAGTCAGAAGTTCATCAGCAGCGGTAAAATCGTACTGAGCATCAGCCATTGCATACATATTTAAACGTAGCGGAGAGCCTTTAACCCATTCGATAAACTCACCATCTTTGACAATCTCAGCAAAGTCAGGGTGCTTACCAGCAATCTTCTGCTGTGTTTGCATTGCCTTAATCTGCAACGCAGCTTGTTTAGCTGCAATGACATCAGGATGGTTTTGAACTGCTTTCTCAACTGCCTTCTTTGGGTCTTCAAAGAAATCAATCTCTTGTGTTTGTGTTTCTTGGGGTTGTGCTTGTGTTTGCTTATTGGAGAGTGTCTGTTTTAAGAGCTCATCAGCTAACTTACGAACTTCACCTACTTCTTGTGCCTGACGACCGATCAGCTTTTCAGCCTCTTGGTGCATCCGTACAATGTCTTCTAAGTCCTTACCCTTGTATTTCTCGGGGACTTCGTAGCTCTTAGGAGCATCGTTTACAGTTTCTGTAGCTTGCTGTTTGTTATCTTCAGCGTCAATTTCGCTAAAGCTATCGCCCTGCAACAGGTCTTCATTATCATCAATTAAAGCCATACCTAACCTTTCCTTGCTCATGTAGAGTTCTAAGGATTTATAAATAGATTCAGAGTTGTGCTGTTAAGCGTTCTGTTTCTGTTCTTGTTTGAGCTTCTCAGCTCGGACTCTTGACCACTTATCGTAGGCGTCAGGAAAGGCCCCAGAGAAGCCTTCTAGTTTACTACGAGGAGCAGCAAGAACTTTGACAGCATCCTTACCACAATGCGGACATACAATAGTCCGAATACTGTCATCTCTTAGCGCTTCGGTGACATGATCGTCAGCACATTTAAAGTCACTCATGATCTTCATTAAGCAACTCCTCATATACTTGTTCACACGTATCCTTACGCTTTAAAAGTAAATCTAAGATGTCCAACTGTCCTAGTCGGTAATGTAATGAGTGATCGTCTGCGACAGTGCGAACATTACTTAGATTTTCTTCTAACTTTTTCAGATCTTCCATCAATGACTTCCACCCATCGGTAGCCATCATTGAGAAAGAATCTTCATAATACTTTTGTAACTCGGGGGCCAAAGTGGTTATCCTTAGTTAATGTTTATTTGTTTTTAGCCATCATCTGAAGTGCTGCGATACGCTCGTTTGAGGCAATATCAGCTGCTTTCAGATTCACTTGTTTCTCTTTGAGCATCATGTCAGCAAGTTTCAAGCGTTTCTCGAAGTCATCGCCGTTGTCTAGGTTAGTAGCAGCAGCTTGGACGACATCAATACGCATCTTTTCAGGAATCATCTGAGTTTCAACCTGTGTTTGCTGAGCTTCTGCACCAGATTTAGCTGCCTTAGCTTGTAAATCCTGAATCTGAGCTTGTAACAGAGCCATTTGAAGCTGTTGTTGCTGCATCTGAGCTTGTTGCTGCTCTGGATTAGGCTGAGACATCTTCTCAAGCGTCTGAATCAGTTCACCACGGTTAGTCAGTGAGCTGTTTTGCAAGATACCTTTGAGAATCAGAGGCAATACAGGAGTATTTGGGCCTAATGTCTGCAACAAACCAATAAGTTGCTGCTGTTCAAACTCACGAGCAAGAATACCGAGTGTTGCTGTGGGGATAAATGACATATCCACAGAAGGATAACGCTCTGGATCGAACTGCATGAAGCGATAAGCTGCCTTGTAGATGAAAGGCACCATAAAATCTTCTTGGAAGTTCGTCAAAGTACGCTTATACTTCTTGATGATGCCTGCCATAGCCATCGACATACCACCAGCGCCTGCGTCACGAGGGACGTTTGAAGGCATACCAGCAGAATCAACAGTACCTGTGGCTTGCAACAGCATACGCTCAAAGTTCTGAGCTGTCTGAGCTGCGTTACCATCGGTTTGACCGAAGTGGAAAGGAGACAGGATCTCGTTAGGATTGCCATTAGTGAGGATAGCCTTACCGGGACGAATCTCAAACTTAGCACCACGAGGCAAGCGCGTAGCGTCCATTGCAATCATAGGAGCTGTAGTCAGCGCCAATGAGTCCATATGAGCACGCAATTGACCATCAATGGCCTTCTGCATATTGAAGGCTTTCTCGACTGTACCGCGACCCCAGAAACGACCGGGAACCGTATCGTCTTGGTAAGCCACTACAGGACGATCCTTCATCATGTAAGGGTTTTCTTCAGCCTTGAGCAGCACACCATCGTTAGCGATAACAATGATTGCTTCCACAAGGTTGCAGTAGTTATCAGCTTCGGAGTCTTCAGGGAAGATTTCTTCGTATTCAGCTTCTTCGCCATCCGTCAGGTATTCACGAGGAACCAAACCGTAGTACGTCAGCAGCTTAACCTTATCGTCTTGGAACTGACGAACCTCTTGTGTAGGTTCCAAGTCCTGATCTTCGTAGTTAGAGCCAATATCAGCCTTCTTGTAGATACCCTTTTCCATTCCCTCCACAATCTTGTGCAAGGATACGTACTTCTCGATAGCTACACCCAACGCATCCTCAATAGAATCAGCATTAGGATCAATAAGGAAGTTCTTAGGGTTGATAGGCTTGAGCTTAACAGCAACTCGCTCAGTCTCTTTAACACCGATAGCAGCAGCGTTCGCTACACCAGTGATAGGCTGAGTGTCAGGAACGTATTCCTTCTCTGTCTTCAGGATAACTTCACCGATACCTGTACCGTAGATCTCAGCCATCAGTTCAATCTGATCCACTGATTTCTTGATCTTGTCCTTCTTGAAGTCTTCCATCATCTGGAGCTTCAGAGCTTCAACATCCAGAGAGTTACCATTCACATCACGGATGTCATCTTCAATGTCAAAGAACTCGCCTTGACCAAAGATAGCTTCCATAATCTCAGCGTGACGTGTCTCAACTGCCTGCTGAGTTGCCGGAGCAATGATACGGCTACGCTCTGATTCACGAGTCTTGTCTTCGGCAGCCCATTGACCACGGAAGATACGCTCATATTCCAACCACGTGTCCATGTAGTTAGCATCACGATGCTCACGCCAGCGTGTAGTATGATCGACAACCCAAGCAGTAAGCTCTTTCTCAGCTTCTGTAGGCTCTTCATACTGAGAGTTACTTAATTCTTCAGCCATTTATGTTCCTTTAATAGCCCGAAATTGGGTCTAAAACTTCATATTCGTCTTGCTCAAAGTCTTGTTGATAAGAAACAATACTTAATTGATCAACGTACGAAAGAGCATCAACCAAGTCATCATGCACGCCAGCGGTAGGGAACATAATTAACTGGTCTTGAAACTCTTCCCAATCTTCTTTCTTGTTGAAACTGATACGTCCATGCTCTAAGCGTCCTTGAAGACTCCAGACAACACGGTCAGTCTTCTTCTTGTTACCGTGAGTCATATCTTGGATGTGAGCGTAAACGTTGTTCTTACGCATCAGATCGTTAAGATAAGGCAGTACAGCGTTCTTCAAAGCTCCTCGCTCAATACCTACAGCAGTAGGTTCATAATCGCGGATAGCTTTAAGAATCTTTACCGCTGTCTCACGAATGTCCCATCGACCATGAATGATCTTGGCAATCCACCAGTCACCGTTATCGGCAACCTTGGCAATGGCAATAGCTGATTCATCTAGTCTCTTCTTAGAGGCACCGGCATTCTTAGCCACATCTTCAAAGCCTGCCAAGTCAATGGCAATGACGTAAGATCCATACTGAGGCTCATCACCGAGTTTAAACCACTCAGGTTTGAAGACATCAGCTCCTGAGGTATCAAAGCTGGACAGGTATTCCTGCTTGAAAGCAAAGCTACTCAAGGTACGCTTAGCTGCTTCAATTTCCTTAGGATCAATGGTTTCGTTATCGGCTGTGGTCTTATGCCAAGACTTCCACTCTTCATCCTCACCGGACTGTCCAAGCTTGAAAGTATCATAGAACCAGTTACGTCCAGAAGGAGTTGAGATGAATAA